TAATAGTTTACACCATCACATATTAACGTATCTTTCTGTACTCTGTAATATGTTTCTTCTACTTGTGTATAAGATAGCTTGTCGTTAAAGCTATTGTAGCTATCCAGTTCTTCAATCATTCGTGTTTCTATAAAAAGTTCCACTTGATATGGTGTTTCGCCAATGTAAAATATAGCACCATCTTGGTCATAATATTCAATTTCTATTTCGTAACTCATACCAATAAATTTAATGCTACATAATAAAATGTTAAGGCAACTGCCATAAACACGAAACCATACAATAATTCTTTTTTTGCTTCTTTCTCTTTCATAATCTATTTATTTAAGTGTGTTTACTAATTTGTTAAATCTTTGATTAAGTCTATCTATGCACATATTGTAAGTGTGTACTTTATCCGTGTATTTGTCTTTAATCTCACGAAAGTAAGTCAACTCAATAGTATCTTGGCATAATAAAATTAACCTTTCAAAAGATTGTATGCCTTCTTCAATCTTAATAAGTGTTTCTAATTTTTCTATTCTTTTCATAACTTTAATTAATTTGTATACACAAATATATACATTATTAACAACATATAACGAGTTATCAACAAAAAAAGTTACAATTATTTTTTAGTTGTTTAAGAATCAATAAGTTATAAAGGTGTTGTTTAGAAAATATGCGTTAAACGTGCCACTTGTCCGTGTTCTCTGTGATGAATAAAACCTTCAACTGCTTTCGGTGCGTGTTGATATCCTTTAATATGATGCCAAGAATCAGTTCCAGATGGACTTCTTAAACTTTCAACGGTGCAGCCGATATAATCTTTACTAAATTTATGATGAACGTGGTGCGTATAAACGTATCTATGTTTAGTTTCTGCCCATTCTTTTGCAAACTCTTGTGCCATTAATAAAGGTAGATCATTCATTTTTGCACCATCTCCGTGTGTAGTGCCTATAAGATTTTGTCCGTATTTATAACCTTTTCTGTGTGCTATTGAACAATTAAAGTGTATACGTTTATTCTTTTTAAAATATGTTTGAATAACATCAGCTAAAAAAAAGCCTGTTGCGTAATCGTGATTGCTTGGATTAAAATGGAAAGTAACATCTGCAACTGCTATTAATTGCAATAATATATCTACATAAAGTTGTTTAGCTATTAAAAAATTGGAATACCACATACCATCTGTGTCTTGTGTTGTTCCTTTTGTCGTTTTTCTGTCTGGTGTATCAATATGTAGAATATCGTTACCACCGATAAATAATATTTTTTCTATAGGAAACCCTTTTGCCTTTCTTAAAATGCCTTGTACGCCCTCTTTGACACGTTTAACGGCAATCTGATTGTTATAATCTTCGCCTGTTTCAAAACTTTCTGCAAGTTTGCCAATATGAATGTCTGCTGGATCAATGACAAGTAAGTACTCTTTTTTTTTCTTGTTTCTTTGTAGCTTTGGATATACAGGTGCAAATTGAGATAAATCTTTGATAAGTTTTTTTCCTAAAGATTCAAGCTCTAATTTGCTTTTGTTTTTAAATAGTGGATTGTTAAAGAATAAACTACTTTCTTTTGTTTTAAGCCATCCGTGTTTTACATCTTTTATATTTATTCCTGCTTCTTTTGCAGCTTCTTTTACGCCTCTATATTCATTGATTAAATCAACTTCATCTTGTTTTAGTCTTGGACGTGTAGTCATAGATATTTATTAAATAATTTATTTACCGTATAAACAACACCACCAAAAATACATATAAAAATAACTATACCCCACCAGTTAGTCTTTTTGTTTTCTTTGGCTTGTGCTTTTGCTTTCTGAACTTCTACTCTTTTTATCATTCTTAAAGTATCTCGTTTAAGCTTATATTCTATTCGTGTTTCTAACCTTGTTTTAGGCACTATTATATTCTTATAAAATACCACAGTATCTTTTTGTGTGTAGAAGTGTTCGTATACTATTGTATCGTGTTTTATTACAGGAATAGAATCTATTGTGGCTATTCTTATCGTGTCGCTTGTTTTAGTGACTTCTAAGCCCTTTTTAAGTGCTTTGTTATAGTGATACTTCGCAGAACAAGAAAACAGCGTTAAAACGAAGACAAGGCTATAAATTCGCATATTCTTCTTTTACGTTGAAACTTGGACAGGCTTTGTTTGCATATTCGTTGTGTCCGTGAATAGTCATATCTTGGTTATACTTGTAGATTAATTCGTGCATAAGTTTTATTAACGAATCCTTTTGTTCTTTCGTTCTTGTGTCCTTTGCCTTTTTCATATCTTTAGTCATTCCACCAACGTAACAAATACCGATTGAATTTCTATTTTGTCCAGAACAATGCGCTCCTTGTTTTTCAATTGGTCTTCCGATATGCACACCACCTTTTAAATCAATAACATAATGATAACCGATGTCATTAAATCCCCGTTGTAAATGCCATTTGCGAATAGTTTCTACACTTACTTCACGTTGCTCTGGCGTTGCCGAGCAATGAATGATTATCTTATTTATCTTTCTCATTAATGTTTTTAAAATCGCTTGTTACTTCCTTTGCTCTTGCAAATAAGTTTTTAAGTGCGTCCCAAAGGTCTTTCTGATAAATGGCTCTGTAGTTTTCGTTAATAGAAATAACCTCTATTGAAACAAGAACTAAAGCCAAGATTTTAGTAGTTAGCAAATCAATACTAAAAAACTGCATCACTATGTCATTCAATAGAAATTTATCCATAGCAAAAAATAACATTACCGTTGCTTCATAAAGTAAAATCTTTGATATGATTGCAGACAATCTTCTGCTTGTAATCGGTTGTTTAAGTTTCTTTGCTTTCCAGATACCTGTAATAGTATCTAAAATAACAGAAGCAGCAATAAGAATAAGAATACCAACAATAGGTAAAAAAAATGAAAGAACAATAGCCATTAGTTTAGTTGCGTAAAGTTTAAGTTTGGTTGTTAGTATATAGAGTTGTGTTTTCATCTTATAGTTGTTCGTTTAAGATGTAACTCATATAAATTAAGAGATAACATCCAAGCAGTTTTATGTGTAATTCTGTATCTGTTATTATCATAACAAAGCCAGAAGCATATCCAAAGACAAAATACAATATGGCAAGAATGTTTGTATGCATTATTTCACAGGTATTTCTTCACTCCACTCTGGCGTTGCCATAAGTAATAAGGCTTCTTGGTGTGTTAATACTTGTAAAGGAACTATTGTGCCATCTGTTATAAATGTTGGCTCGTGTTCCGATTGCCATTTTAAAACAAATTCAGTTAAAGCTAAATTCATTTTAATCGTGTCTATGCTTGTTTGTGCAACTTGTGAATAGTCTACTGCGTTAGCTGCTGCTATGTCTATTATTGCGTAAACGCCTGGTAAATGGCTCATATTTTTAATTTTTATTTATTTTTTTTTAAGGTACATCAGTAATTCTCGTTACTCCGTTTGTTAATGTTCCATCATTACCACCTGTTCCACTATCTATTGCAGTTATTCCTGTTCCTTCAAATCTCCACCAAGAAACTAAACTTGCATAACTTGATAAAGATGTAGGTGTGCCACCTCCGTAAATGGTGGTAACATCACTTGCAGAAAGTTCTGAATTAAATATTGCAACCTCATCAACTTTTCCTAAAAGCTCCAAAGTAGAATATTTACCAATCTCTACAGGTTGATTTGTGTTTGACATTGAAACATATCCACTTCCTCCTGTTGCAAGAGTTTCTTCATTACCGTTAATATAAATTTTTATTCCACTTAATCCGTTACCATCATATGTAATAGAAACGTGATACCAAGTATTTAAAGTTAAAGCTGTTGAGCCTGTGGCAAAAATACTTCTTGAATTAATAGTATCATTAAGTAGAAGCCTTGCCTTACCTGATACCATATAAAAAAGCCATTCCGAACCGTTTGAACCATATTTTGATACAACACCTCGTGATTTTGTATTACCTATATTTATCCAAGTAGAAATTGAAAAAGGCGAATCTGTTGCACCATCACCAAAACTTAAATTGTCATTGTCCCCACAATCTACATATCCAAGAACTCCATCGAACTGTATACTCTGCAAATTACTGAAAGGAGTAGTTCCCGCTCCTGTTAAATTGGTTTCTGGACTCCAACTATCTGCACAAACTTCTCCAAAATCAATAGTATTGTTTGCTGGTGCTTGTCCAAATCCTATTGTATTATTTACTGCTGCTTGTCCCCAATCTATTGTGTTTGCCATTTTTAATAAGTTTTATGTAGTACAAAGTTTGCACTATTTATTATATCTAATGTTGACGCTTGTCCCCATTCTGCCGTAATATCTAAAGTGTTTGCTACCGTTGAATCAAAAGCTTCAACATCTTGAAATACATAGCCCTCCAAGCCTCCTGTGTCTCTGTTATAGTCAAAAATTCCGTGAGTAGAAATACTTCCTGTTGCGCCAATCGCTGTTATAGTAAAATCTATTTTACATTCCCAGCCTTTATCTGTTGTACGACTTAAAGCAATTGCCCTTGTTGTTGCTAATATCGTTGAACCACTTTTGATTTTAATTGTTATAAGGTCACCATTAGCTGCCGATATTTTGCCGCTTATCTTTGCAGAATAAGAATCACCAACTGCAAAGTGATTTGCTGGAATTGTTAAGCTACCTACTCCTGTGCCTACAATACTCGTTTCTGTTGTTGTGTTTGTTAGTGTAGAACTTACTGCCGTTTGTGCATATAATCCTGCCGTTGCTTGGTTAAAAGATAAAGTTCCTGCACCATCCGTTTGAAGAACTTGTCTTGCCGTACCATCTGCCGTAGGAAATGAATAAGCATTGTTAAAGCTTATAATATCAGCAGCACTAATTTTTAATACATCTGCGCCACTATTTTGAAAAGCCAAGTAAACTCCGTTTAAATCAACTGTTCTATCGCTTCTTAAACTTCCATCTACTAAATAGATGTTATCTCCTGCAATTGCAGATATTTCTGCACCTGTAATTTTCTTTGATACATAGCCACCTGCACCATCAGATTCTGCAATAACAAATAAATCTGTGTTTGCTAAATTAGCACTTTTTGCCGTTAGGTCGCTGATCTTTATTTCTGCCATAATATTTATTTAAAAACGTTTGTAAACGTTTTACGTTCTTTTCTTTTGGTGTGTAGTGTTTCTTCATAAAATCCAACCTGTAAAATTTGTACTTTCGTTTGGACTCATATCACTTCCTGTATTTGTATTGTATTCTGGAAAGTCCGTGTTATTGTCGAAAATGTAAGAAACGCACCTTTCTTTATAGTGCATAAAAGTTTGCCGTTGTTTTTCTACTAAAAA